GCTTCTGTTCGTCATCCTTGATTTCGATGCCGCCTACAGTTCCCACCATAATCGGCTGCTGCATATCAGAGCCATCAAGGAAGAAGCCAAAGACCCAAGTGCCTTCAACAGGACCTAGAGGCGCATGACCGATACCTGTCATCGCCCCCGATGTGATAGGTTGTAATGGATAAGCCCAAGGCAGTTCTTCAATAGGAATATAGTCAGCACTAGGCAGATCGCCCGCCGACTGTGCTACTGGCTCTTTGAACTTGCTGTGGAAGCCGTGAATGCGAACACGGCAACGACCTAAGAACAAAGGGTCCTTACGGTCTTCGACAACACCTGTCCAAAAGATGGGACTTTCGTGTGCTGGGATCATGAATCGTATGTCAGTTCAGGAGTGGTTGATTCGGTGTCTACTGTACTTTCTGCGAATGCGTCCTTCATAACTTCAAGAGTCATTCTATGCGAGACAGGAGAAATCGAATGACGTACTGCTGTCACAAGATAGACGCCAGTCAAGTATTTGTCTGTTACGTCGTCTATTTCCTTCTTGCTTCTCATGTTTGGATACGAGAAGGCAATCGTCGTTCCAACCTTCATGTCGGTTCTGCCATAGACGAGTAGGTTAAGCGTAAAGTTTGAAAGTGACGACATGCGAGCGGTTCGTTGCGCCAGCCACTGTGCATGATTTGCAAGCGGAGTAACTTCGTCATCGAAAAGGAAGTATGGGTGACGGAATCTGCGCGTGATATGTCGTCGTGGGTCGATTAGTGTGTTCTCGCTGCCCAACAACCATGCAGGAGAGTTAGGGAACATCTTACCAACCCAATTGTCTGTGTGTTCGAAGTCCTTATAGTGCGAGTCATAAGAGTATTGATGCTCACGATAACGTTTCATGATTGGGTCAATAGTTCGCACCTCTTGACCAAAGTAGCCATTCTGTTGCTGCTCAAGGATATTGAATGCCTTGACAAACTCAAACTTCAACACACGCTTCATTTGCTTGTCAACGTCTAGAGCATACTGGTCGCTTGGATTGTCTGGCGCCTGTAAGCTTGCAGGCGTATATTCGTAGAAGAAGGTTTCGATGGTTGACTTATCCCAAATTAGGGCATCAACGCTGGCAAAGTGGAATGCTTTGTTTGACTCATAGAACAAAAACGTGCCGCCCTTACCTTTGTCACTAGGCACAGCACGATTAGCAATCCAGTTGATACACTTCAGCGGTGTCCAATTAGGCGCAATAAACTTGATCTTGTTGCTGGTGCTAGCTTTCTCCCCTGTGTAGACGTTTCTATACTCCGACGATTGTGTTGCATTCTCTTTGTAATCGTACCCAGCGGCGCCTAACACCAAATCAGATACTCCATCTTTAGTTGGGTCGCCATCTTTCGCGATCAAGTTTCGTGGGATAGAACGACCACCAAATCGAACGAAATATTTGGCAAACAGGAAGGATACTAGGTCAGTAGCATTCTCGTCAACGTTGTCGTCCTTAGCAGGTATAGGACGATTGAGTGGCTTAGTGAATGCATCCGCCAATAGCTCGTTAGAACAGAAGTGCAAACGGTAAATTTGCAGTCTGTCGTTGTGCAGGGTTTCTTGCTCTGTAATAGCGTAGATGCCGAACGTCTTTCGAATGCGTTGATTGTCAGAAAGACCAGGGGTACGAACGTCAATTCGAAGTCCCTCAAGACCATAGATCGATAGTTGTTCGATCAGATTGTTAGCGTCTGATATAAGGATATTGCCATACAGAGAACTGGAGAATAGGTCCTCAAAGATATTCAACTCCGCAAATGCAGCCCGCAAGTCCATCTCTATCGTAACAGAGCCCCTGTCTTGAGCTATGTTGGCGATCAAAATTACCTCATCGATTTGTATCTCCCCCGCAGAGGTGATTTTGATTTGTTCGTCGCTCATGCTTTAATCAATGTGGTGATTTCTTTGATGAAGTCATTCAGTAGTTCGCGGCGGAAGATTCTGATTTCGCGTCTATCGTCGTTCAGTTTTTCCTCATACTCAGCATTAGTTATGGGGTTGATCTCCTCTGTAGCTTCGGTGTAAAGCTTTGCGGTATACTCAGGATCGAATGTGGCGAATTCAGCAGGAGTAGGCATATACATGCCATTGCGCCATTCTAGCGGCGACGACAACTCATAGTGATGGATGTTATACTTGTTAGCCCCGTACTTATGTTCGATGTAAGCGTTCAGTTGAACAGACGAAAGCGGCCATTCAAACATAGGGTCAATGATCTTGTTGGTATGCATTAGCACCCAATGTAATTCTGAGTCGCCATACATCTTCGATGCTAAAACATCTGGTGTCTCACCATCGCGAACGAAGTATAGGTCATACAGAGTAGCTTCGTCAAGGAGCATGTCGCGAACCTTGACGCGACGCATGATATCAGTTACATATCTGCCGTTATTCTCGTTGGCAAACGAGTAGAGCAGAGTAGGGAATATCTGGAAGTAGCTCATCAAAAGCCCTCTTTGATACGTTCTGCTGTTAGAAGTTCTAGTTCCATGAAGCCCATGCGCATTGAGATTTCAGTTGGCATGCCGTCATGGAAAGTATAGAATTGTTCGCCACCATAGTCCACCTCAAAATCAGTCAAGGCACAAGTGGAAATCTTGAATAGGTTCTGTTTCTCGCTTGCTGGGTTGTCGCCATCAGTTGCGGCCGCAGCATTTTCGTTCTGACCAAAGTAGAATACGATATCGAATTCAGATGGGTATGTCAAGAACATATTGGATTTTGCTGCTTCTGGGTGCATATGATACTTGAACATGTGAATGATGTTGCGAATTTGCTGCGCTTCTCTTTGATCGCGTGGATAAAAATGATACTCAAAGGAGAAACTACGAAAGCGCATACTCTTGAACAATTGGGTTCTATGCTCGTTTAGCGCGGTTCGTGAAAGAATGCTGAAAATATCTTTCGTTCCTGCCTCCCCGCCCAAACCAACCATACCTGCTGCGGTGTTTAGACCACTTAAAGCCACCGCCTTTAGGGCGTTGCCTGTAACGCCACCAAATGTCTTTCCAAATGCTGCTGCTCGTTCACCGACCCCCGAAAAACCACCCTCTTTCCATGCCTGACTCCAACTTCCAGTATCGTGTGATTCTGTTAATGCCCAACCAACGACTGGGCCAAGAGAAGTCATGTCCCAATCTGCCCCATATTTTGCTTGTGGGCGGCTATTGATGGGCAATGCGATGGCAGCTTTCAATCTTTTGTAGGGCTTTACTTCAATCAGGCCACGACCAGATGTTCCAACTGCACCTGGAATGGGCGCTACTGACCCCATTTGGGCAGCACTTTTCTTGATGACTGAATTCTCCGGAATATTGACATAGAACACCACATAATTGGCATTCTCTTGAGTCCAGCCCAGATTTGGTGGGTATACTAGGTACTCTAGCTGATAGCCTGAAGTTGTTTCTGGGCGACGTTCGACCTGTGTTTCCTCTGCCATTACTTTGTCCTTTAGTGGGATCTTTCTATTTATGACACATTATATAAATAGCTTCATGGCATACAAAGGCAAATACGCACCTAGGAATCCCCAGAAATACAAGGGCGATCCGTCTGATATCATCTACCGTTCCTTGTGGGAACGGAACGCCTTTAGATGGTGTGATATGTCTGACGACGTAGTGCAATGGTCTAGTGAAACGGTAGTGGTTCCATACATTTGCAAGACGGATGGAAAGCGACATAGATACTTCGTTGATCTGTGGATCCGTTTCAAGAATGGCAAGACTGTGTTGGTAGAAATCAAACCTAAATCGCAGGTACAGCCGCCAACGAAAAAAAGTCGCGTAACCAAACAGTATTTAGCTGAGGTTTTGACCTATGCTCGGAACAAGTCTAAGTGGCTGTACGCCGAGAAGTATGCTCAGGATCGCGGCTGGGATTTCCAGATTTGGTCGGAAGAACACCTCAAACAACTAGGTATCGTGACACTATAATGGCAAAGAGCCTTTTCCCAAAGCTTGACGATCAGATTACTCGTCAAGGCACTATCAAGTCGGTTCGTTGGTACAAAGATAACCTTAGCTCGCTTTTTGGTAAGGTCTCTTCCAAAGACCTAATGAAAAACACAGATCGTCTTACGACCAAGATTGAGCCTGGCCGCATGTATATGTTCTACTACGATCCGAAGCTCAAAGAAAAGCTTCCGTTCTACGATACGTTTCCGCTAGTGCTACCATTCAAGGGATTGCCTGACGGTTTCATTGGATTGAATTTTCACTATTTGCCATACATGGCAAGAACTGCATTGTTAAATGCGTTGTTGGAGTTTTCCACCAATAGCAAAATGAATGAGAGTACGCGAATTGCGGCTAGTTGGACCGTCCTGCAAAACGCTTCTACGAGTAAGTATGTGCAGCCAGCAGTAAAACGATACCTATACAATCACGTTAAGAGCAGGTTTCTAAGTGTCCATGCAGATGAATGGGCAACTGCTATCATGCTTCCCGTTGAAACGTTTGAGAAAGCCTCCAAACAACAAGTCTGGAACGACTCTAAAAAGAAGATGGGATAACACATGCCACAACCAATTAACCTAGCACAGGGCTTTTTCAATCTTGGTGGAGGGGACCCCGTGTCCAATTTGGGACGCGTGGTTACGGGCACGATTGATCCATTGTCATTGTTTGGTACGCCAACTAGTTCGCTGACCAATTCGTTGAGCCTCAACAACCCAACACTTATTGCAGAAGCATGGTCACAACTAAGTCCATTTATCCCACTACCTAACTTCAACATCGATCCAAGGGCATTGGCAATTTTGGCGAGAATTCCTCTGCCAAGCAATTTCGTATCGAGGGTACCTTCAACATATGGTATTATTTACCCAATGCCAGCTATTCCTGTTGAACGACCTAGCATTGCGCCAATGCCGATGCGTGAGCCAGAAGGAGCGAGCAGCAGCCCACTTTCTCAGTTCATTTCATTAGTTAAGGAAAACGACTTTGCATTTCGGTCTAAGTATAGGGTTACACTACCCAATACAGTAGGAATCACCACGACTAACCAATTAGACACTGGCACATTGGACACCCAAAAAATTGGCCTTTTGTGTGAGAATGCTGAGATTCCCGGCTTGATCTACGGTACAACACCATTCAAAATCTATGGCCCAACGTTTGAACGCCCTACAATGGTCAGCTATGGTGGAGAGAACATGACAATGATGTTTCTCGTAGACCAAAACTTTAGCGTGCGCAAGTATTTTGAATCATGGCTTCGACTTGTTGTCAACCCAGCATCATATCAATTCAACTATCCAGAATCATATCTGTCGTCTGGCATAGTTGTGACCCAACTCAAACACCGATCAGCGGAATTGCAAGATAGCACTAGGGATGTTGGGGTATATTCGGTTCGTCTGCTCGACGCATTTCCAAAAGCAGTAATTCCAATGCAGGTAGATGGTGGCAATAGAGACATGCATCGTCTAGCAGTAACATTTTCGTATCGTCAATGGGTTCCAGTTTATGAAGATAGTGAGCCTGAATTCTACTATAACAGCACCGACTATGTAACAACCGAGGGTCAAACCTCACCTGGTGAAACACCCGAAACATAAGGAGATATTATGGCTTTGCCCATTCTACAAGTACCAAAACATGAACTTGAATTGCTATCATCGAAAAAGAAAGTAACGTATCGCCCATTCTTGGTCAAAGAACAAAAGGTGTTGATGCAGGCACTACAGACTGGCGGGCGCGACGATGTAATAAAGGCAGTCATCGAATGTGCGGAGGCTTGCACATTCGGATTGGTCGATGTTGCAAAGTTGCCATACTTTGATCTTGAGCGTCTGTTCATTTTCATTAGGTCGAAGTCAGTAGGAGAGATTGTTCCTATCAACGTTCGCTGTGACAAATGCAACGAGTATTCGCCCGTTGATCTGAATCTACTTGAAGGTATGAAGATCGCTAATTCTGACGGTGCTTTTGGCAAGCTTGAGATTCGCGACGGGTATGGGTTGGTTTTCAACTACCCAACTATCATCGATATGGCATATGCAAATCGGTTACAAGACGCCGAGGACGTAGATGAAGTGGATTATTACTATCGCTTGGGCAAACGTTGCTTGAAAGGGGTGTTCGATGGTGAGGATTTCTTTACCGCTGCTGACTCGTCAGAGACAGAAAAGGATGCGGTGTTTGATGCGTTGGGAGCAGACGAATTCCAAAAGTTGAAGGGGCATTTCGATTCGTTGCCAGCAATTTCATATGATCTAGATTTTAAGTGCATCAAATGTGGGACCGAGAATCATCTTCATGTAGAGGGGCTAGACAGTTTTTTTGGCTAAGCCTGTCTCATGAAGATTTGTTCGAATACTATCGAATGAATTTTGCTCTGATGCAGCATCATGGGTACAGGCTGGAAGAACTTGAGTGTATGTTGCCTTATGAAAGAGAGATTTACCTTGCGTTACTAGCTCAATACCTAGACGATAAAAAGAAACAGGAGCAAATGCTCCAAGCACAGGCAGGGATAACACATGGCTAATGTTAACGTTTCAGGCATAGACAAAGCAGCAATGGCTGCGCGTAGGCTCGCCAAACCTGGTAGTGGCAAGGGCGGGACTATGCGTGCGGCTGATTGGGTTGCCCTGCAAAATGCCGCCAAGAACTATAAGGACGTTTTGGGTCCTGGTGGCGCGTTGATTGAGGAATTTACTGGCGCTGTATATGAGGCCATCAAAGCTAGTGGCCTGACTCCCGATTCAAAGAATTGGGAACCATTTATCGAAGGTATTCAGAGTGGTACACGCCAAAAAACTCGCGAGCTGCTGAAAACACCTCAAATCAGAAACAATCCTGAAATGCAGGAGGCCCTTAAGGTCATTGTTGCGAGAGTAGAGCGCCTATCAGATATGGCCAAGAAAGACAAGACCCTTGAGCGGACAGAGAAGATCGTCAAGCGACAGGGCGAGTTATTTGAAAAAGCCCAGAAAGAAAAGACGCTTGAACGAACCGAAAAGCTCATCAAAAAGGAA